TGTTTGCAAGAAGTTGCGATTATCATACGCACCAGCAAAAATAAAATTATTTAATTGAGCCAATTGCGCTATTGTAAAATTCGCCTCTATTTTGCAAGTGTTATTGATTACAACAAGTTCATTTTGCTTAGTGCCTATTTGCAGTTGTTTAGCCTCTATCTCGGCTTGTTTATTGTCTACGGCAAGTTGCGCAGCAATAACCGCATTTTGTTCAACCGACGTGTTAGTTTTACCAGAATCTATAGCTAACTTCAAAGTATTTTGTTTTATAAGCAACTGCGTTTGTAGATATTCAAGCCCTGTCGTTGTATTGGTACGCAAATCATATATTTCTCGCTGATATGTCATTAGTTGTGTTAATTTAGTGGCATATGATGATTGATAACCTGCTATTTTTGTTTTCCAAGCATCAATAGCCGTAATTAGGTCGCTAGACATCCACTCAAGATTTTTATAGTAATCAAAATTATAAATAATGTCATCCCCGGTTGGATTTACCTGATTGATGGTTAAATCATCTTTACCATATACACTTAATGCAGTTATAATATTATCGGAATTTTCATCAATACTAACATTTTCTAGCAAATTTTCATAAGATAAATAAATATCAGTTTTTGTTATGGCATTTGTCAATGCTTGTGCGTTGATTTTTTTGTTGAATGTATCAAATGTAAAAACACATTGATATGCTTGTTCCATTTCTTTCATTAAGAAAGTATAGACAGTCGTATCTTTTTCGTCAAAAGTTCTATATAGGTTATATAATGATGAATCAAGTGTTCCAAGAGACCATCCCGGCATATAAATAAGCAACTTATGCATCAAACTGTTTGCTTGATTGGACGCATCATAAAATTTCCAAGTGCCTTTTATGTTTAATATTTTACGAAATGATAGTTCAAATTCTAATGATTTAGCTTCAACGTCTTTGTAAATCTTTGCTCCATCAGATTTTTCTATTACCTTAGTAATAATAAACATGCCAATATCTGGAATCTGTATTCTGCGCTTGCCAACAAGATATGAATAATATGGCATAGCAGTACCATTAATAGTTTTTGGAGCAGAAAATTTAATAGTAGAAACCGCATTATATCTTAAACTTACTTGTCTATCGTAAATGCCACCTATATTGAAAAGTTTAGTCCCGTCTGGATTGCATAATATATAATCTGGCACCTCATATTGTGAAAAAGAATCGAATTTTTGTATCATCTTATTACTATGCTCCTATTTTTCGTGAGAACTGATATACCATTATAAAGTCTTGAAATCTACCATAAAGATTTATGATGTTCTCACCCGGCAATAGTCTTAACCAATTGCTACTAAAATATTGCATTAACTTTCGGTTTTGGTTTGACGTAATTATTTTGTTAATATTGTCTATTGTAACAACCTCATCAACCAATAGTCCTCCAGTAAAGGAAAGCAAACGACTTGGCTCTGCTAAATTTTTTATCACTAAGCCCGTTGAACTTTTTGATTTAAATCGTACTACCGGGTATACATACCCGTCTTCAGCACTATCATTATAAATTGCCGGTAGGTTTACATTAACAGTGTTGGACAAATGACCAACATGCGTAGCATATTTTGGCAAGCTCCATCCAAATCCAGAATCACAATGAGCAGTGTATCTTATGGCATACAAGAAATTCCCAACATATATAGGAGTAGCATTTATAAAAATTACGTTGAAATAAGTGTCAACCATATCTCCTTGAACAATTTGTAATTTTTTATATGAGCTTCTACCCAACATCCACCTATTGATAGAATCAAAGTCAATAGCGGTTCGTTTGTTGCAATCTCCAACTGTAAATTCAAATTCTAGCGAGGTATGATGAACTCTTTTATAAAAGTATGGTTTAGTTCTATGGATTTGATACTCCTCTATAATTGTTGATGCACCAGCAGACATACCTTCTTGTAAGCCTGTTTCAAAATTAATAATTTGCAAACCATATTCCTCTGATGGGACACCATCATAAATAAAAGTAGAACCGTAGAAAGCCATAGCCCTCCTTTCAATTGTTGGGTGAGCCATTATATTAACTGGCTCACCCTTAATTAGATTAAATTGTATTAAAGTTACTAGAAGACCGCAATCCAGCGTTGTCCCTAATAGACATAATAGCCTTAGAGACAGCTCTCTCTAAGTCCGGCAAAACTGAGTGGTCTAAATTTCCAGAAACAGGTATGGTTATATCAACTTTAATATCTCCGGTTTGTTTTCTACCATTGTCGACTAGACTTGGTAAGGTGTTCTTTATGAAGTTATGTGCTTGCTCTTTTGTTGTAACAACTTCACCTTTTAGTAATTTTGCAAATACCTCTTGCTCAGGTATCTGCGGCAGTTCACCAACAATACCACCAGAGTGATACATTAGTGCTGGAATATTACGTCCACCGCCACCCATAGTTAGAACAATATCTGCCCCAAGAGCATTTAAGTCTGCAACATGAGCTAAGGCTTGTGCAAGTGTCATGGCTTGTGATATAGCATGGGCAGTCTTTGTTGTAAGACTATCTATAGCATTTCCAGCATTACTAGCCATCCCGGAAATAGCACTTCCAGCCGAACTAGCAAAATTTTGAACAGCAGTAGCGCCTTGCATTCCAAAAGTTTCAATCCAAGCAATTGCGCCCTTCCAAGCGTCAACTACGTCTGTAGAAATTCCACTTCCATAAGTCATATTCCATTCCATCAATTCGTCGTAAAATTCTTTTGTTCTATCGTGAATTAATGCTTGGGCTTCTTGAACAATTAGCCCTTCTTCTTCCAAGTACTTATCTAATGCATCTAACTTTGAATTAATATTTTCAGTAAATAGTTCTAATTCTATGTCTAATGCATCTTCTTGTGCTTGAATTCGTTGGTCAAATTGTTCGTCTTCCAATTCAGTTTTAGCATCGGCAAGTTGTTCCTCTAACGCTAACCTTCTTGCAATGCCTTCTTGCGAAGTGTCAAATTGTATTTGAGCAAGTTCTGCTTCGAGGTTTACAATTGTATTTGTTCGCTTGCTAATTTCCTTCGTGTCAGAACGCTGTTTCTTTTGTATGTCTAGTTCTTCTTTTTTTGCTTTGATAAGCTTCTTATACGCGTCTAATTCCTCTTTGAGTGCATCTTTAGCACGTTTAGCTCTATCTTTCAACATAGCAACGGTCATTTTTAATAAATCTTGATATGATTTTTCTGCTTCTGACCTTGCTTTAGCTTCCGCTTCTGCAGCTTCCTGTTCTGGTGTTTTTCCACCGCCTCCACCGCCACCCCCATCAGGTTGCGTAGGTGGTTTATATCCACCCCCACCAGACCATATATCGTTACCAAAATTAGGTGGTGTCATTGATTGTGGATTGAATATTGTTGAAAGATTATTTCCCAAATTAGACAGTTCCTCTGTGCCAATGGTTGCCCCACCAGACATTGAAATATTTGGTACTTGTATTGGGAAACTATCTACCTTAAATATTTGTCCAAAAAATTTTGGTAGCGGCCAGTTTATAGTTGAGAAACCATCTACTTTTGCAGTAAATGACATTTTGAATGACGATATGACACTAGCTAAACTTGTCATAGCAGATTGAATTGCTTTGTTTTGGTTAGCCACGCTTTCATTAACTCTAGCGGTCATTTGTGTGGCGAAGTTACTAAAATTGCCAACCCCGCCAGTTAAATAACCATATATGGCTTCCGCACTAGTCAATGCTTTTCCTGCACTATCTGTAAATGCTAAACCACTTTGTTGAGAATAGTTCCATGCGGCTTCAGAAAGAGATTTATAATATGCAAGAGCACTTTCAGCACCGGTTTGGAACTGACTAAACATATCGCCGGACATGACTGAATCATATCCCTGTCGCAGTAAGTCTGCTGTATCAGACATGTTTACAAGGTCTTGAGTTGATTGTTGAAGAGCTACGCTATAACTAGCGTGAGATTCCGTCAAAGCTCGAACTTGTTCATCACTCAATCCAAGAGCGTCTTTATTTTCGATTATGGCGTTATACTGATTTTCAATCATCTCAGTAGCACCAACGAGACCATCTATATAGTCGGTGATGGCTATGTCACCACTTTCGAACTCAGAATTAAGACTGTCTAATGCAACTAATCCGTTTGTGAATAATGTGGTAAAAAACCTTTGGGCGGAATCGGTGCTATCATCAAACATATTGATAATATCACGGTTTGCCGTAATTTCTGACAATGTATCAAAATACGCTCCAACAGATATTTTTCCATCTTCAAAGTTTTTGTTTAAATCAACGATACGCTGACCAAACGACTCAAATGCTTCTTTTGCTTCGCCCTGCAATGAGCTAGCTAAACTCGCTACCAAAGATTCAAAACTCTTAAATTGGTCTGCTAGTGCATTTGCTTTTGGAGCGTTTGTTTCTCCCTCTAACATGGCGTTTAAAGCCTTGATAAGAGGATTATCTTTTCCAAATTCATTGATTAATTCTTGGCGAAATTCAGCACCAGCACTAACCCATGTTGAAAATAACTCTGAAGCAAATTCCTTAGCGACCTTTTCACTATCTTCGATAGCCTTTTCAGCATCACCTTCGCTTATTGCAAAATCTTGGAGCAATATGCTAAGAACATCTTCACCATCAGTAAGCCAGTCTTCGTAATTGAAAAGAGCATCTCTTAATGTTTTTTGTGTTTCAGTTAAGACTTCATCAGCCGTACCAGAAATATTGTACAACCATCCAAGCAAAGCCTGATTAGCTGTTTGCCCTTGTTTAGCACCACTCTCAACAATACCTTTGATTAATGAGGGAAGTTGCTCTGCGGCTTGCGCTACTTTGATTGCTTGTGTAAGTTTCTCATATTCTTTTATTTTTTCGGATATGGTTATCTTGAAACTTGCTTCTTCTTCGCCTGTAAGTTTGCCCTGTTCTCTGAGTAAGTCATTTACCGTCTCTATGGCAATAGCTTCTTCTAAATACCAACCCATTTTCCCATAATGCCAGCCCTCATACTCTGGTATGAGTTGGTGCAAAATAGCGTATTGGTCATATAAAGCGCCCTCATCATCGGTAGTTAAAGAACCCTCTTTAAACTTAGCAAAAAGCTTAGTAATTTCATCAACTGCATTACCGGCATCGGCTAATTTAGAAGGAATATTTTCAACGCGAGTTATATATGCGTCTACAGCGGTTGTTGCTTCCTCAACCTTTTTTCTATGGGCTTCAGTTACTGCATTATATATTCCATATGCGGTTCCAGCTACGGCAAGTATGATACCAATAGGTGCAAGCGCGCCCGCCAATCCCCCAGCCGCTGTTCCTGCCAATGTTAATTTAGCAGCTAATTCGGCAATTCTTGTTCCAAGCGCAGTAATTCCACTTGCAATACTAGTCGCATTTAAAGCTATAACCAAACCAATAATAGTAGTTAAAACAGGAATAAGTCCACCTAAATTTGCACCTAGTTGTAATAATCCGGTTCCAATATCTAAAATAGTTTTTGTAACACCACTATTTAAAGTATTTAACCAAAGTTCTTCCCAAGTAGCCTTAAATTTTTGTTGCTTGGCTTCGACAGATTCAAGATAAATTCCATACCTGTCCTGCGCCAATCCAGCCGCATTGGTGGTCATAATTTCTGCTTGTTTTACTTTATCATAATTTTCTAATAAAATAAGCAAACGTTCACGTTGTCTTACACCAGCAATTGTTGATGCAATTTCAGATTTAGCAACACTGCCAAATTCTTTCCATCGACCAGCAACATCATCTAATACATCACTTAAATCTTTAAATTCACCAACAGAGTCTCTAAGTGTAATATTATATTTAGTAAGAACCTGTTCAACATTAGAAATATTCTCGCCTTCTTCATCAGTATCAGCACCAATTTTTACTGCTTGCATACGTGCAAAAATAGTTTTAAAAGATTCACCGATTGATTCGGCACTTTGACGAGAGACAGAACTAACAACTGTAACCATACTGGCTAATTCTTCTAGGCTAATTCCAGCAAGCCGAGCGGAAACCGATGAGCGCTGAAGCGCTTTTGCAATTTCGGCAACGCTAGTAGCATAATTATTATCAAGTTGAACTAACTTATCAAGAACGCCTATCATATCGCCAGACTCTAAATTAAAGCCATTCATAATAGATGTTAAGTATTCAGTTGATTGTGCGGCATCCATGTTAGCAAGCTTTGCTTGCATAGTAGATACTCGAATTAGTTCTGCTGTTTCTGCTTGTGATTTACCTTGTCTGATAAACTCAAGACTTCCACGAGCAACTTCCTGCGTTGTTGTTCCAAGTTCTTTTGCTAATGAGTTATATTCATGAGCCAAATTTGCGGTTTCTTCTGCGGTAGCACCACTAACAATTCTTACGTTGGTAAGATGTTCATCTAATTCATTGATAAATGATATACCTTGTTTAAGTTGATTTAATGAACCATAAACAAGACCCATGGCAAGAGACCATGAAATGGTTCTACTGATAGCTACACCAATTTGGGATACAAAAGTTTGGGTGTCTTTGCCCAATCCCTTGAATTCTGTTCCTGCTAATTGAGTAGATTCAGAAAGCTTATTGAGCGAAGCTTCCTGTTCTTTGGTCATGGGTATACCCTGACCCTTTACTTGATTTGAAAGTGCTTCCTCGGCTTGCAAAAGAGCCTTACTTTGTATTACTGCCTCTCGTACTGCTGGAACTGATTGAGAACGTGTTTCAGCAAGTTTCTCAAGATTTGATGCTTGACTCTTAGTAGAATCAAGTAGTTTTTTTTGTCGCTCTAATTCGGTATTAAGCTCTTTTTGTGTCTTAGTTGTAGACTTAGCCCTTGTCGTCATTATTTCTAAGTATGCGCTACTTTCTTTAGTAAGTAACTGGGAATCCGGAGTAGAAAGAGACGACTTTGCCGAATCTATAGACCTTTGTAAATCATCTGCAATTTTTTGAGCACGTTGAGTTGCTTCAGATGCCGGATTAGAAACTTTTAATACAGCATTCATTTCGGCAACAACTTTTTGTGATTTCTCTAAGATAGCAAGTTGTTCTTTTTGCTTCTTTATATTATCTTCAGTGTATCTAGCTTTTTGTTGTACTAATTCTCCCTCGCTATTAACTAAATAGTTTATGGAACGAGCTTTATTCTCTAAGTCTGTATATTGAGCAACCACTCTTGTAATTATGTTTTCACCATTGGCTTCAACAGTAATTCTAGCTTGTGCCCCTCTTGTTGCTTCGTTTACTCTTTGAACAATTTTTTCATATTGTGCTAATAACACAGAATTACTACGAATTTGTTCTTCGGTAACAGGGGCACTATTACTACCAGACGGTGTTATACTAGGAGCGGTTCTTGTGGTGCTTCCACCGCCAGTTCCCACTAAATTTACATTAATAGCACCTAATTTATTTTCAACATACGACTTAAGTGAATTAATAGATTGTTCGCTAACTGTGAATTGAGTAATGTTTGCAGTAATTTTTACTGAAACATCTTTCATCTTATCAAGTTCTTTTTGTATATTTACAAGTGATGTAGTATCAAGTTTTCCACTAATTAAAATGGTATATTTATTATTATTATTATCAGCCATCCACAAATCCTCCTTTCAGTTACACTACCCGTATAAATTAGTTATTTTCAATGTTGACGCCAAAAACCTCATTCATAACTGAAAGTTTATCGTCTTTTAAATATCCTTCTGTAGTATCAACCTTTTCGTGGTTAGCTATACTTTTCAAAATCGTCAAATCTAATTTACCAAGATTTTTTCTAACACAAATGTAATGCGTACCGTCAGCCATATTCTGCAATGCAGAATGACGCATAGAGTGAACATTAAATTTTGTTTCTTTTCCCTCTACTTCAGTAAAAACATTCCTGATTTCCATAAACATTCTATATATCTTATTGGCATTGGCTTGTTGTTTCTTTCCATAAGCATGATAAACCCATAAGCTATCAAACTCATCGTGTCCTCTTTGTTCAAGCCAAAGCCTAGCACATTTCTTTGTTTCTTCAAAATAAATCAAATTGAAAACTTTTCTTCGTTTTCCAATGACCTTATTGGTATAACTTATAGCATCATCATAAAAACCATGTTTTAACACCTGTGCAATTTCATTTTTACGAGCGGCAGAATCATATGCAAGCATAAGCAATGTTGCTAATTGATATTCTTCACGTCTGATAAGTTCTTCTTCAAGCCGCAATACTTGCACATCAGACAAGAAAAATATTTCTCTTACTGGCTCTCTTTGTAGCCCTTTTATTTTTCTAGCTATATCGTTGGAATAATGCAATTCTTCGTCTTCTTCACAATAATTATATAATGATTGCATAGAAGACCATAACCTATTATGCCTAGCTACAGAAACCCCACATTCTTCGGTTAGCCAAATAGAGTAAGTTTTTAATTCTCTTCTAGATAATTGCAATATGCTCTTATTATTACAATTTCTATATACATATATAAGAAATATGCGCATATCGTTATAATATTGTTTTATAGTTCCAACAGCACGTCTTCGCTGTCTAAGTTCAAGTATAAAATCATCTAATACAATTTTATTCTCTAGTAAGACAGCATCCCAATCTTCTTGGTTGTAAACACTGTTATAAACTCCCTTAGTCATACTTCCTCCGTTCAATCAATACGTACAAGTATTTCAGTTCTTGGACGGTCTTTGTCGTAATCTATTTTTAATGTTAAGCTATGTATGTGCTTATAATCATCGTCTACAATGAATCCTGCTTCTACCAAACCATCAATTAAAAACTTTGGTGACATATTATCAACGTCTGCACGGATTTTGGTTTTGAGATATGAAGTACATTCCATTTTACAACCCTGAATTTTTAATCCAGATAATCCTTCGTTCTCTACAAACCATACGATAAATTCTTTCCACTTACCTTTTAGCGCATTCATTTCTGGTCTGCGCATCACAAACCAAGCATTTATAGAAGGATGTGTTGGTCTATCAATAGGTGGTACCTTTCTTTTTGGATACCTAGAAAAGTAAAAATTATTATAATCATTTAATGTGTTTTCATCTATTACTAGCTTAATGGTATCCCCCGACTTATATTGTTGATTAGTCATTTTGAGCCTCTCGTTTGAGCGCCCAACGCTTTTTAGCCGCTATACTCATTTTTTCGCGTGTTTTATCAGACGCAATACGCCCACGCATTTTTGCGAGGACTTCTTCTGTATACTTATGTCCAAGAGCGTTAGTATTGCCTTTGCTTGCCTCAGACAGTCTTGCACGAACTTTTTCTGATACAATGTGCCCAAGAGCATTTGTATTACCTTTACCAGATTCACTAATTTTTTGTTTGGATTCTTCGGTGTGATATTTCCCTATATTTACTTCTCTGATTTTTTGTTTGGATTCTTCGGTGTGATGCTTCCCCATATTGGCTTTTCCGATTTTTTGTTTTGATTCTTCGGTATGGTGCTTACCAAAATTGTGATGGTTCTTACCAGACATCTTTGCAAGAGATTCGGCGGTATGATGTCTTCCCTGCATTGGAGCGAGTGCGTCTTCTGAACTGTTATATGCGGGACGTAACAACTTTATAAGCCCATCTTCAAGGTACAATTTGTGAGCAACATCACATAACAGTAATATGCTAAACTCAAATGCTTGTTCACCGTACTTATTCCAAGCATTTTGAAAATGTGTGTTTCCACGTAGGTTTTTACGTAATTCATAGCGATGACTATTCCATCGCCCACGTATATCACATGAGCTTCCAAGATAATAATCTCCAGTTATAGTATTCAAAATCTTATAAACTCCACAAATTTTTGCAATCATTTTTGCCTCCTGTGGCAACTCCCGAATTAATGAAGAACGGAAAGGACATTTCAGGAAGTATGTCTTTTCGGGAGCTACCCTATTCCGTTCTTTCAATACAATTTAAAACAGTTCAATATTTATATTTTAGTGACGAAGTTTTTATTAATCCATCTATTCGTGACGGGACTAACTCTAAGCCAATCACCGCGCTCTTGATAAACAGTTATGTCTGCACCATAATAATAGTAATCAATTTCTCTAAAGTTAATTCCAGCACCAACACGAACTCTCAATCCATGCGCACTGACTTTTCCATCCCATAATTTAATTAATGGCTTATCTTTTTCCCAATCCCAACTTCTAAACAATGGAAGAGGGTCTATAGCATTATATTTTTTACTACCGGCAATTGGGGGCTGTGGAGAATCCGCTCTTAGTTCTATGTGCAAATGTGCCCCTGTCGAAAAACCGCGATATGGGTCGCTCAATTCTCCGTTGCTAAGCCCCACAATTTGTCGGGACTTCACCACGTCACCTACTTTTACTCTAAATTCTTTGAGATGTCCATAAATACTCACCCCCGCCTTATGTTGATTGTCATCAAAGTGTTGGAGAAATACGCTTCTTCCATACCCGTCGGAATTGTAGTCAGCCCTAATAACTGTTCCGCTTCTAACTGCGAAAATTTCATTATAGGGTGCTATTCCATAATCAATACCATTATGCCCACCACTTGATGGATACCACGATGGATTTTTACCAAAAAGTTGAGTAATAGGAAATCCTAACTGTTCATTAAAAGGAAAATATAAGTAATCTAGTTCGCCTATTTCTTCTGGTACGCCATCGGAATAAGGAACAGTTAGTTGTTTATAAATCCACTTGTTCTCACTAGCAGAAATTTTTAACCATTTTGATGTAATTACATAAGCATCAACTATACTGCCCTCTGGAAGAGTACCAACAATAGAATATTCTGTACCGGCACCTCCTCGAATATTGATATATTCATTAGAAGTAACTTTAAATTTACCAAGCGAATTTGGTTCTGGTACTATAATGTCAGGTATTTTACTGAGCCAAGTACCATTGCACCACTCACTGCTTATAGGGGAAATTTTTCTCCAAACATCATTTTCTTCGTATATATCAACAACTCTTTTATAAGGAAGTGCTGTTATTTTTGTAGCTATTGGATTAGGGGCGTTGCGAACAAATAGCCCATCAGTTGCGGTAACTTCAGCTTTATACAAAGCTTCTATTGGTTCTGGCTCTGGTTCTGGAGATGAAACCTTATTGCAAAACACAAGCAAATCATCGTAACTACCATTGAACCAATTCATATCTAACCCACTATACTGACTTCCCCAACTTATACTATTGTCCCCAGAATCACTGTAACTTGGATAAGATGCATTTGAAGCATATTGCCAAATTTTATAATTAGACCAAGGATTTGGTAATAGTGGCTCGGATACATGAGAATACATAGCGA